GACGTGGCTGCACGCCGCGCTCTGCTCACCGGCTTCGGCCAGCTGGCCAGCCAGGTCACAAGCATGAACGCCCAGCGCCTCGGCACCAACCTCTTCGAGGTCTCCTGGCACCCGGGCGCCCGTCTCTCCCATACGGTCTGGCAGGGCAAGGTCTACACCAAGGAAGAGCTGACGAGCAAGTGCGGCCTGGGCACCGGTCCGGGCCTCTGCGGCTGGAACTGCCGCCACAACTACTACCCGTTCATCCCTGGCGTGAGCCAGCGGAACTGGTCGGACGAGTGGCTGGATCAGATGAACGCCAAGGAGAACGCGCCGAAGAAGTTCCGGGGCAAGGAGTACACGACCTACGAGGCCACCCAGAAGCAGCGGCAGATGGAGACGGCCATGAGGGCCCGGCGTGAGCAGGTGCAGCTCCTCAGGAAGGGCGACGCGGATCCGGACGACATCCTGACAGCCCGGTGCAAATACCAGGCCCAGCTTGACGAGTACAAGCGCTTCAGCGCTGCCATGGGCCTCGAAGAACAGACGGAGCGGATCTACACGGGCCGGACCCGTGGCCGGATCTCTCCCTCTCCTCAGGCATACGCCAAGTGGCAGATGGAGCAGGCCGAGAAGGCTGCCAACCGTGCCAGGGAGAAGGCCGAGCGGCAGCGCCGGGCGGATATGGACGCCGCCCAGAAGGGAGGCACAACATGATCAAGGTCCACCTGGATCTTCACAACATAACGGTCGAGGGCCACGCGCCCAGGCCGGAGGGCATGGAGCCCGGCCAGAACATCGTCTGCGCTGCGGTCTCTGCCCTCACCCTCACCCTGATCGAGGGCCTGGAGGCCATCGCGGGCATGAGGATCGAGACGGTCGAGGAGCCCGGCAACGTCCGGATCCGCTGGATGACGACCAACGACACCGGCAAGGCTCTGATCGACACCTGGTACATCGGGATCACCCGGATCCAGGACAGCTACCCGAACACTATCACGATATTATGAGCGCCCCCTCGTCCCGGGCGCTTTTAATATGGCCGGACGGCTCTGCCTCAACGAGCTGGACGTGTTCACGCACACTACAAAAACGGAGGAATAGAAACATGATCAACAAACACTTCAACCTTCAGCTCTTCGACGACGGCGGTCAGGGCGGCTCTGGCGGTGCCCAGGGTGGAACAGCCGGGACTGGTAACGGCGGCCAGGCAGGAAGCGCCGGGAACAACGGCAACGGCGGCGGGTCCTTCAGCTTCGAGCAGGCCGAAGAGATCGCGAACGCCAGGGCACAGAGAGCTGAGAAGGCTGCACTCGCGTCCTACTTCAAACAGCAGGGCATGAGCGAGGAGGAAGTGTCCCAGGCCATCGCGGCCTATAAAGCCCAGCAGGCGGCCAGCAAGCCGGACGCCAGCAAGATCACCAAAGAGCGCGACGACGCGCTCGCCGAACTGGCAGCACTGAAGAACAGCAACGCGCTCCGCTCCAAGGGAGTGCGCGAGGAGGATCTGGACTATGTCATGTTCAAGATCGGCGCCCTCATGAAGGAGGACGACAAGCTCGACTTCGACAAGGCTGCCACCAAGTACCTGAAAGACAACCCGCGCTTCACGGCGTCCGGGGGCGGCTCGTACAGAGTAAAGACCGGGACGGACGGCTCCGGCCAGGGCGGAAGCTCCGGCCAGCAGGGCAACGACTCGATCAACAATGCCATCCGGAAGGCCATCAGGCGCACATACTGATCAACATTATGGAGGTATAACACAATGAGAAAGTACTTTAATCTTCAGCTTTTCGACACCGACGCCCAGATCATCGACAGAACTGGCGCCGAGGCCCTCATTCCTGAGGAGAACGCCCGCGAGATCATCCAGGGCGCCGTGGCTCAGTCTGCTGCCCTCTCTATGGGTCGCCGCCTGGCCAACATGACCAGCAAGCAGACCAAGCTCCCCGTGCTTGATGCTCTTCCGATCGCGTACTTCGTGGACGGAGACACCGAGCAGAAGAAGACCACCAAGCAGCAGTGGGACAAGAAGATCCTCTACGCTGAGGAGGTCGCTGTCATCGTTCCGATCCCTGAGGCAGTTCTTGACGACGCCGACTATGACATCTGGGGCGAGGTCCGTCCTCGTATCCAGGAAGCCTTCGGCAAGGTCATCGACCAGGCCATCTTCTTCAGCACCGGCAAGCCTACCAACTGGAGAGCAGGCCTCGTGCCTTCCGCTACTGCTGCGGGCGCGACCGTCGCACTCGGCACGAATGACCTCTACGACGTCATCATGGGCGAGGGTGGCGTGATCGCCAAGGTCGAGGAGTCCGGCTTCTTCGTGTCCGGCCACCTGGCTGACATCAGCATGAGAGCTAAGCTCCGCGGCCTGAAGGATAAGCAGGATCGTCCTCTGTTCCTGGCTTCCATGCAGCAGGCGGGTAACTACACCCTGGACGGCTCTGCCATGACTTTCCCGCGCAACGGCGCCTGGGATCCTACGGCAGCGCTGATGGTCTCCGGCGACTTCAGCCAGCTGGTCTACTCCATCCGCCAGGACATCACCTTCAAGCTCTTCACCGAGGGCGTGGTCCAGAACACGGACGGCACCATCGCGTACAACCTCATGCAGAACGACATGGTCGCTCTCCGTGCGGTCATGAGACTGGGCTGGGAGATCCCGAACCCGATCAACGCGCTGAAGACCAACAAGAACCAGCGCTTCCCGTTCGCCGTCCTCACTGCCTAAGTGAAAGGAGGGCGAGCTGATGGGCTACGTTAGCTATGAGTTTTACAGTCAGACCTTCGGGACAATGATCCCGGAGGCTGACTTCTCCAAGGCCGAGACCAAAGCTGAGGCGGCCATCAGCTACCTCACCTATGTGAACGGCGACATCTTCGCGGTCGAGAACGACAACGTCAAGCTGGCGGTGTGCGCGGCTGCGGAGGTGATCTACAACAACGAACAACAGACCAGTGCTGCCGGTAGCTCTGCTGCCGGTAAGAAGAGCGAGAGCAACGACGGCTACTCTGTCACCTATGTGACCGAAGCACAGGACGGCCAGACCGCTGAGGAGGCCCTTCGGAAGAAGATCTACGAGGCGATCAGGCTCTACCTGCTGCCGACCGGATGGCTCAGCCGGAAGGTCAAGATGGGAGGGTGCTGCGATGTATGTGCAAACAGCGATAACTCTCTTTAACAAGCGCCTGAGCGCTGACAGGCGGGAGGTCTACTTCCCGACCTGCATCACCGGCGCCTCGTTCTTCGAGTCGAGGAGCTCCAGCCACTCCACGGATGGAGCTCACTCCGAGAGCCTCACCTACAAGCTCCGGATCCCGATCGACGCCAAGGTCCAGGACGACAAGACCTACCTCAGCGAGATGGCCTTCAAGGCTCTGACCGCTGAGGAAGCCGCTGATCACTGGACGATCCAGAAGGGCGACATCGTCCTGGCATGTGCGACAGAGCTCACCGAGCCGGTCGCCGAGCCTGCTCTCAAAGAGCTGGCCAAGGCCAACCTGGCGGACGTCATCACGGTGAAGGAATACGCGGATAACACGATCCGAGGCTCGAAGGCCGTCCAGCACTGGCGGATCGGAGGCGAATGATGGCATTTAAGCCTATACAGAACCTACAAGACGCAACGGCGACCGGGAAAAACGGGTCGGTCAAGATCACCTGGAACGCCGGAGCGCTGCCGAGGATCAACGGCGTGCTCAGCAAGAAGCAGGAAATCATCGACAGCGAAGTGCTGCGGCTCTGCTCTCCCCTGGTCCCCTTCCGGACCGGAGCGCTGGAGAGATCCGGCACGCTGGGCACAGTCATCGGCTCCGGCGAGGTGAAGTACATCGCCCCGTATGCACGGCGCCAATACTACGGAACCGCACAGACCCGGAGCTATGACCCGAGGCGCGGCGGCATGTGGTTCGAGCGCATGAAGACAGCCAACAAGGACCAGATCCTGCGGCTGATCAACTCATAAGGAGGAGCGTGATGGTCAATTCAATCATCGAGGGCGTGGCTCAGTTCTTTGAGGCCTGCCCTATTCTGGCGGACGGAGCCTTCAGGGTGGACGCCCTGGGCGATAAGCCTCAGGAGTACACGATCGAGACCGGGATCTTCAACCCGGTGATCGAGACGTACATCGACGGCAGCTCAGACCGGCGCTACCAGTTCAACTTCGGAAGCCGTGAGTACTACGGGATGGACCGGATCCAGAACATCGCGAACAGCTCCTTCTATGAGGACTTCGCGGCATGGGTCGAGGCCCAGGATGCAGCTGGCAGCTTCCCGGAGCTCCCGAAAGGGATGCACGCGGAACAGCTGACCGTGCTGTCTTCCGGCTATCTGTTCGACGAGTCGATGCAGAACGCCAGATACCAGATACAGTTAGAACTTATTTATCACAAGGAGGCATAAGCACATGAGAAAGTTCAATCTTCAGCTTTTTGATGACAGCCGTGCTGCCCTGCTCAGGAACGCCATCGCGGACTATGCGCTGATCGGCACTGAGTACGAGCTGATGGGCACAGGCTTCACTTCCCTGGACGAGAGCCCCAACGCTCAGACGGACAGCGAGACCTACATCAACGAGGTCACGGCTTCCTCTGACATCACTGGCTACGAGACCGAGTTCCCGTATGAGTCCAGGCTGATCCCTTCCCAGAAGGCAATCTACGCGCTCTACAAGATGGGGCGCGACCACGCGACCGGAGACGCTGCACAGCTGACCTACGTCCGCGTGGATCTGTTCAACCCGATCGGCACGCCTTCGGCTCAGACTGCCGAGTACACTGCCCGCCAGTTCACCGTGGCCAACGAAGTCAGCGACATCGAGGGCGAGGGTGGCCAGAAGATCCAGGTCTCCGGCACGCTCCACGCGGTCGGTGATCCGGTCCAGGGCAAGTTCGACACCGTGACCAAGGAGTTCACGGCTGGAACCTTCAGCGGCAAGTACGACGCCTAAGAAGGACCACAACAGCAAACAGCTGGCACCACGCGACTGACCTCACGGGCAGGAAGTGGCCAGACGGAGCCCGGTCAACAGTGCGGCCGGGCTCTGATTTTTAATTAAGCACTGACCAGAGGAGGAAAAACATGGACATCATCATCAACGGCGTAACGCTTCAGGGCGATTTTATGGACGCGGACTTCGTGGGTCCGTATGAAGAGGCGACCAAGAAGATGCAGGCGACAGCTATGGCCAGCCGCAACAAGCAGTACAGCAGCGCGGCGGAGAGCTACCTGGAGCAGTGCGCGACGGTCGACACCTACTTCGACGACATCTTCGGACCCGGTACGGCCGAGAAGGTCTTCCAGGGATCGGAGCACAACATCATGGTCCACCTGAAGGCCGTGGAGGAGCTGACCGACTGGGCTCAGGGTGAGAAGAAGAAGCTCAACGACTTCACGAACAAGTACACCCAGCGCCAGAACGCACAGCTCCAGCGCGAACGCGCCCAGCAGGTCATCTCTGCAAAGAAGAATAAGCATTGAACCTGCTGATCGACGGCCTGCCTGAGGACGTCGAGATCGGCGGCCAGACGGTCAAGATCGAGACCGGCTTCCGGACCGGGATCCTCTTCGAGGAGATGATCCGGGACGTCACCCTCTCGGACACCGAGAAGATCCAGACGGCGCTGGGGCTTTACTTCCCCGGCGTGTATTTTGACGGGATCGAGGTGATCCAGGAGGCGCTGGACCGTCTTTTCTGGTTTTACCGCTGCGGCGAGGAGCCGCAAGAGATGACCGGCTCCGAAGAAGACGCCGAAGAAGGCGGAGGAAACGACAACCCGCCCTTCTCGTATGAGTACGACGCGGACTATATCTACGCCGCGTTCCTTCAGGCCTACAAGATAGACCTGGCACGCCATTCTCTCCACTGGTGGCAGTTTCGAGCTCTGTTCCGGGCGCTGCCCGAGGACACCCAGATCATGAAGATCATCGGCTACCGGACCATGAAGATCCCGGCCAAATTGCCGAAGGAGCAAAAACAACATTATCAGCGCATGAAGCGCATATACAGGCTCCCTCAATCTGAGGACAGACAACAGCTCGAAAGTGACCTCTCTGCTCTACTTATGAACGGAGGCAACCCCTCCGCCCTATTGAATGGAGGAAGAGAGTCATGGCATCAGACGGAACCCTAAAATTTGATACTACGCTGGACACGAGCGGGCTGGAGAAAAACACCAGCTCGCTCGGCAGCGTCGCCAAGAACGCGCTGGGCGTGTTCGCTGGCAATCTTATGACGAAGGCCGTGGACGCCGTCGTCAACCTGGGCAAGGAGGCCCTGAACTCTGGCATGTCCTTCGAGACATCCATGGCGAAGGTCTCCACGCTCTTCACCGGAACGGACGAGGAGTTCGGGAAGCTCTCGGACACGATCCTGGATCTGTCCTCTGCGACCGGCCTGGCCGCTGACGGCCTGGCTGAGGCAGCCTACTCCGCGCTGTCCGCTTCCGTACCTGCTGAGGATCTCGGCTTCACACTGGAGAAGTCCGCGAAGCTGGCCGCTGCTGGCTTCACTGACGTGGACACGGCCCTCTCGGCTACTGCCAAGACGATGAACGCCTACGGCATGAGCGGCGAGGAGTCTCTGGACAAGGTCCAGAAGGTCCTGATCCAGACCCAGAACCTCGGCATCACCACCGTGGGCGAGCTGGGCGCGAGCCTGGCACAGGTCACGCCGACCGCTGCCGCCTTCGGTGTATCGTTTGAACAGGTCGGCGCCTCCCTGGCCACTATGACGGCACAGGGTACTCCTACAGCACAGGCCACCACTCAGCTGAACAGCTTGATCGCTGAGCTGGGCAAGAACGGCACGGTCGCCGCCAAGAACCTCGAAAAGGCTGCCGAGGGCAGCAAGTACGCGGGCATGTCCTTCAACGAGATGATGGACGCGGGCGCGACCCTGGACGAAGTGCTGGGAATGATGCAGGCATCGGCAGACGCCTCCGGCGTGTCTATGGTCGACATGTTCAGCTCGATCGAGGCAGGCAAGGCGGCCATGTCGATCTTCACCCAGGAGGGCGAGGTCTTCCATAGCAACCTGGAGCAGATGGGCACGGACGCCGACGTTGTTGGTGACGCCTACGCCAAGGTGAGCGACACGCTGGAGTTCAAGAGCCAGCAGATCAAGACCAGCCTGAGCAACATCGCCACCAGCCTTTACAGCATGGCAGCGGGACCGCTGGCCGATGCAGCCGACGCGGCTGCCGGAGCGCTGGCGGAGATCCAGAAGGGCTTCAGCGAGAACGGCCTGGCCGGAGTCGGCGACGCGATCCTCGGCATGATGGAGAGCGCGGCCGAAAAGCTGGAGAACTTTGACTGGGAAGGCGCGGCGGACGGGATCGTCGAGAAGATCACCGGCTTCATCGACGGCGACGGCGCCGGCCGCTTCCTGGAGACAGCTGGCCGGATCATCACCGCCCTGGTGCAGGGCATCGGCAAGGCACTCCCGAAGCTCCTGCCTGCAATCGTGAAGCTCGTGGCCTACATGGTCACGTCACTGATCAAGCAGATCCCGAAGCTCCTCCAGGCCGGTGTGGACCTGGTCAAGGGCATCGTCAACGGCCTGATCTCCGCCCTGCCTAACATCGGGCAGGCGATCCTGGACATCGGCCGGGCTATCCTCGACGCCTTCAAGAGCTTCTTCGGTATAGCATCGCCTTCGACGGTCATGCAGGAGCAGGGCAACTTCCTGGTGGAGGGCGTGATCAACGCGCTGATCGCTCTGCCGGGCAAGATGGCGGAGGTCTTCTCTGACGCCCTGGCGAAGCTCCTGGAGTGGGGCCAGAACATGCTCCAGTCAGCAGGCACCGCGATGACCAACATGCTGAGCAAGATCAGCACCATCGTCAGCCAGCTGCCGGGTAAGGTCTGGACCTTCCTGGTGAATACCGTCACCCGACTGGTCCAGTGGGGCCAGCAGATGCTCAGCAACGCCTCCACGGCGATGACCAACATGCTGAGCAAGATCAACAGCATAGTGCAGCAGCTTCCTGGGAAGGTCTGGACGCACCTGGTCAACACGATCAACAAGCTGATCGCCTGGGGCCAGCAGATGCTCTCGAACGCGAGCACCGCCATGACCAACATGCTCAGCAAGATCAACTCGATCGTGCAGCAGCTTCCCGGAAAAGTATGGACCCATCTCGTCAACACCGTGAACAAGCTGATCCAGTGGGGTCAGCAGATGCTCAGCAACGCCTCCACGGCCATGAGCAACATGCTCTCGAAGGTGAACAGCATCGTCTCCGAACTTCCGGGGAAGATCTGGACGCACCTGGTCAACGCCGTGAACAAGGTCATCAGCTGGGGCCAGCAGATGGTCTCGAACGCTTCGACCGCTGCCAGCAATATGCTCAGCAAGGTCTCCAGCACGCTCTCACAGCTGCCCGGGCAGATCTGGACACACCTCAGCAACGCGGCCTCGAAGGTCGTCTCCTGGGGCTCAGAACTGGCCAGCAAGGGCGCCGCTGCGGCGAAGCAGCTCTTCGACTCCGTCGTGAACGGACTGAAGGACCTGCCCAGCAGGATCACCAGCATCGGCAGCGACATCGTGAGCGGCCTCTGGAACGGCATCAGCTCCGGCTGGGACTGGCTGAAGAATAAGGTCAGCAACCTGGCCACGAGCCTCCTGGACAGCGCCAAGAGCGCCCTGGGCATCAGTTCACCGTCCAAGGAGTTCCGGGACGAGGTCGGCCACTGGCTCCCGCCCGGCATCGCTGAGGGCTTCGAGGACTCCATGCCTCAGGCCATTAAGGACATGAAGGCCCAGGCGGCCAAGATGGTCGGCCAGATGCAGACGGCGATCTCGGCCTCTGCCGGAACCCTCGCGCTCAATGCAGCGGGACCGGCGAACCTGAGAGCCATGTCCACGGTCGGCACGATCGTCAACAACGACAACCACTTCGAGCAGGAGAACACCTACAACGTGCCCGTGGCTACGCCGTCCGAGGTGAGCAAGGCACAGCGCGAGGCGCTGCGGAACATGGTCGGAGGTGTGAAATGACAAAAAATACATTAACCATCGAGCTGACCTGCAACGGCAAGACGCTGAGGATGGGACCCGGTGAGGACATCGACATCACGGCAGTGACCGGACTGGAGTCCTCCGAGCTTGACATCAGCACATCAGACAACGCCCTGGTCGACGGGGCGAGCGTCGACGGCAAGAAGATCAAGCCGAGGCCCATCCACATCGAGGCCAGCTTCAAGAGCAACAAGAACAACCCGGAGAACCGGGCCAACGTGATCAAGTTCTTCAACCCGAAGTACACGGGCAAGGCACTGATCACCAACATGGGCGTGAGCCGGAACATCGAGTACGAGCTGGAGGGCTGGACCTTCGCTTCCGTCCGGAACATGGACAACAAGCTGAAGATCCTGGTCGACCTGCTCTGCCCGGACCCGTACATGCTCAACGTCGACAACTATGGCAAGAACATGGCCAACATCTCGGCGCTCTTCGCCTTCCCGTGGAGGATGCTGGGCACCCGGATGACCAGCGGCAAGCTGGACTACCCGGACAAGGCCAGAGGGATGCTGCTGGGCGGCATGACAATGGGCTACCGCACGCTGTACAGAGAGGTCGTGCTGGCCAACGACGGAGACGTCCCGACGGGCGTCCAGATCCAGTTCGTGGCCACCAGAGGCCCAGTCGCCAACCCGAAGATCACCAACACCGGCACCGGCCAGTATATGAGGGTCAACGTGGCCATGCAGCAGGGCGACATCCTGCTGATCGACACGAACGACCGGCACCAGGTCATCACTCTGAACGGCGTCAACTACTACCAGCACATCGACCGCAAGAGCGAGCCCTTCAAGCTCGCCGTGGGCGACAACTATCTGGAGTATGACGCGGACGAGAACTACACGAACCTGGACGTCAACCTCTTCTATACGCCGAAGTATCTGGGGGTGTAGGCCTATGATGAATTTGATCATACTCGACGAAAACTTCGACACGCTGGGGATCATCAGCGTGTTCAACACAATGATCTGGGACCGGAGGTACTACGCCCCCGGTCTCTTCGAGCTATACACTCCCGCCGAGTTCTTTGAGCTCATGAACACCGGGCGCTACCTCTACCGGAGCGACCGGACGGATCTCGGCGTGATCCGCGAGGTCAACTTCGCCCGGGACGCAAAGGGGGCGAGGACTGCATACTGCAAGGGCTATTTTGCCGAGGAGCTGCTAAACAACCGGGTGATCAACGGCCAGGTGAACATCACCGGAACGCCGGAGGCCATCGGCCGCCAGCTGGTCAACAAGTATGTGATCAGCCCGAGCGACGCGGACCGGAAGATCCCGGAGATCCGGCTGGGAACCCAGCACGGCATCGGGACGAGCGTCACGGTCACAGCTACCGGCGACCGCCTGGGCGACAAGCTCTACGAGATCGAGCAGACCCAGGAGCTCAGCCACCGGCTGATCTATGACTACCTGGCCAACACGCTCAGCTTCGAGCTCTGGCAGGGCAAAGACCGAAGGGACACCCAGGACGTCAACAGCTGGGCCATCTTCTCCGACAGCTTTTTCAACGTGAAGAACGCGGTCTATGACAGGGACGAGTCGGACTGCAAGAACTTCGCCTACGTCGCCGGAGAGGGAGAAGGCACGGCCAGGGTCATCGTGGAGGTGGACATCCGAAGCAGCGCCGACGAGGAACGCCGGGAGCTCTGGGTGGACGCCAGGGATCTGCAAAGCACCTACACGGACGACGGAGGCACCGAGCACACCTACACGGCCGCCCAGTACCGGGCGCTGCTCCGGCAGCGTGGTCTGGAGAAGCTGGCGGAGTACGAGAAGGTGGAGACGGTCAACAGCGACGTCGATCCGGACGCGAACCTGATCTACATGACCGACTTCGACCTGGGAGATCTCTGCACCTACAGATACACGGACGTCGGGATCGAGACGATCAAAAGGATCACCGAGATCCAGGAGGTCTACGAAGGCAGCAAGCAGACGCTCAGCGTGATCTTCGGGACCGGGGCGATGACGTCCATCAAGAAACTAATCAAGAGGGAGGCATCATAACATGGCTATGAGATACGGCTATTTTGACTCCGAGATCACTGGAGTCGACTCCGAAGGTATGCCGATCTTCGACCGAGCGGAAACGTCGGAGCTTTTCCGGCTTCTGTTCGCGAAGCTGCTCACCAACGGAGTGCTGGCCAGGCCAGCGGACTGCTTCCAGGTCCTCGCCGGTGATACCGGCCTGACCGTTAAGGTCCGCCCGGGCTTCGGCCTGATCAATGGCGCCTTCGCCTATGACGCGGCGGAGAGCACCTACGAGCTGGCGACAGCTCCCACCCAGTACAGCAGGATCGACCGCGTCGTCCTGCGCGTCAACTACAGAGACCGGCTCTGCGAGATCATCATCAAGACCGGCACGGCTGCGTCGTCTCCGGTCGCTCCGGAGCTGATCCGACCGACCAGCGGCGACTACTACGAGCTGAGCCTGGCCACGATCCGGATCAGCACCAACATGGCCACGATCACCCAGAGCGCGATCACAGACACCAGACCGGACAGCTCCGTCTGCGGCTACATCACCCAGTTCATTGACAGCATTGACACGGAGGTCTTCTTCGCCCAGTTCAATGCCTTCTATGACGAGTTCGTGGACAAGTCGGACGCCAGCTACGAAGAGTTCCTGGACATGGCCCAGCAGGCCTACGACGGCTACACGACCACGATCAACAACTACATCACGGACCTGGAGGATCGAGGAGAGGCCAACCTCACCGAGATCACCGAGAACCTCAGAGAGTTCCAGCGCACGAGCCAGAACGCCTTCAACGCCTGGTTTGCTACAGTGCAGGACCTCCTGGACGAGGACGTGGCCGGTCATCTGATCAACATCACGACAGACCACGAGGAACGTCTCACCCTGGCGGAGTATATGGCCATCCACAACGACTACTTCGCACCGCTCAGGGATGACGACGGCAGCATGATCCTGGACGACGATGACAATGTGATCATGGTCGACTGGAAATACGCATACGCATAAGGAAGGAGAAAAATTATGCAGATTGACATTGAAAACGGCAGACGCTTCAACGAGGAGCCCGCGATCAGCGCGGTCTCCAGCGGCGCGGACATCGTCCTCGTCAGACTGGCAGACGGCACCGGCGTCAAGGCTCTGCCCCTCTCAGCCCTGAGAGACTTCGCGGCCGGTGACATCACAGCCCTGGAGACCGAAGACAAGACCAGCCTGGTCGCTGCGGTCAACGAGCTGCTGGCCGACATCGGCGAGGACAGGGAGCGCCTCGACGGCCTGGATGATCTGACCGACATCCTCACCCACCACGGCGCGGGTCTTCACAACGCCCTCTACCGTGGCAAGTACCTGGGCGACTCTCTCACGGCGGCACAGTCGGCAGCGATCCGCGCCGGGACGTTCGAGGACCTCTACATCGGGGACTACTGGACCATCGGCGGCGTGAACTACAGGATCGCGGACTTCGACTACTTCTACCGCGCCGGTGATACGGAGTGCACGACCCACCACGTCGTCATCGTTCCGGACACCAATCTGGACAACCAGAAGATGAACGACACCAACGTCACCACGGGCGGCTATACCGGCTCCAAGATGTACACCGACTACATGGCCACGGCCAAGAACAAGATCATCGCGGCCTTCGGCTCCGGTCACATCCTGAACCACCGCGAGTACCTGACGAACGCCGTGGCGAACGGCAGACCGAGCGGCGGCGCGTGGTTCGACAGCACGATCGAGCTCATGAGTGAGGCCATGTGCTACGGCGGCACCTTCTTCGAGCCCGTCTCTGACGGCTCCACTGTACCGGCCAAGTACAGCGTGGCCTGCAAGCAGCTGAACCTCTTCAGGCATCGCCCTGACATGATCAGCAACCACCAGTGGTTCTGGCTGAGGAATGTCGTCTCTGCGACGACCTTCGCCTATGTCGGCAGCGATGGCACTGCGGACTACTACTACGCCTCGACCTCCCTCGGCGTCCGCCCGGCTTTCCCGATCTATTGATCAAACATCCCCCGGGCCCTTGCGGCCCGGGAAAAACTAATCAAGGAGATAGGAAAGCATGTCAGACATCCCAAAGAGTGAGAGGACGGAGTCAA